AGCCATTGCATTTTGTTTACCCTGATCAAGAAGGTAAAGTAGACCCTGACTTTTTTTCAGGTGTATCTGCAGGATTTAAATATCAATGGCTACCTATTACACATTATACACAAGAGTATTTTGCTTTTAATGATGAAGAGTATGATGAGAGTTTTGATTTTAGAAAAACTGTGCAGGATAATAATGACTTTGCTTATGCAGACGAACTATCACGAGCAAAAAATTTAGGACACTATAATTATATTAAGCAGTCGTTACAAGCTATTGATGAGAATAGACGAATGTTTGAAAGAGCAGGTATTGCATCTCATCTAGTTGCAGGTGTGGTTGACCCTCTTAACATTGCGTTTTTTCACCCAGTATTTAGTAAAGGTATTCGTGCCGCTTGGGGAGCAAAGTCTGCATTTGGTGTGGCAAAAGAATCTGCAAAAGTTGGTTTTGTTTTTGGTGTAGGTTCTGAAGCTATCCGTGCTCCTTTCGATCCTTATAATACAACTCAAGAAACTCTTGTTAATATTGCAGGTAACACTGTGTTCT